CTACCATCTGTCTCTTTTCGCCAGAAGATGAGGAGATGGCACTGGCAAAAACTGGTAATTGGTTTCACGATAATCCTCAACGTGGTCGTTCTAATAATTCTGCTCTCCTACTTCGTGATAAGACCAGTCCTGAACAATTTGCATCATTAATGCAATCGGTTAAGGAGTTCGGTGAGCCGGGGTTTGTTTGGTCAGATTCTACAGAGCTTATCGTAAATCCCTGTGTTGAAATCGGTCTATATCCTGTAGATGAAGAAACCGGAAAGACTGGCTGGCAAGCGTGCAATTTAAGCACGATTAATTGCTCCAAGGTGAACTCCACAGAAGACTTTTACGAAGCGTGTCGCGCAGCATCTATTATTGGCACGTTACAGGCTGGTTTTTTGTCTTTTCCATACCTAGGAGAGGTCAGCGAAAGAATAATCTCCCGAGAAGCCCTTCTGGGGGTGTCCATGACTGGAATCATGGAACAACATGAAATATGTCTTGACCCAGAAGTGCAAAGGCTAGGAGCCAAGATGGTTAAGGACACAAACAGGGAAATGGCTAAGAGAATAGGGATCAATACAGCCGCAAGAACTACATGCATAAAGCCAGAAGGGACTACGTCCTGCGTCTTAGGCACTAGCAGTGGAATACACCCTCATCACGCGAAGCGTTATATTAGACGGGTTCAAGCAAACAAAATGGAACCCATTTATCAACATTTAAAGAAGATCAACCCGAAGGCTTGCGAGGAGTCTGTTTGGTCTGCAAATGACAGCGATGACGTTATCGCCTTTTGTATTGAGGTTCCCGGAGGCTCTAAAACAAAGAATCAGACCAGCGCGTTAGATTTACTAAGCTATGTTAAGTCTACACAGAAAAATTGGGTGATTAGAGGAACCACTAAAGAGCTTTGTGTACAACCATGGCTGACACATAACGTGTCCAACACGATCAATGTTAAACTCGATGAATGGGACTCTGTGGAAGAGTTCATCTATAAAAACAGGAACTTCTTTTGTGGCATCTCTCTTTTGCCGATAACGGGAGATAAAGACTATCCACAGGCTCCATTTACGGCAATTTATCTCCCAAGCGAGCAAGTTGGACATTACGGAGACGCTTCACTTTTTGTGAGCGGCCTTATAGAGGTGGCCTTAGACTTGTGGGAAGATAATCTGTGGGCTGCTTGTGATGCTCTCCTAGGTTTGGGTGCGACAACAAAGGGTGGGGCCAAAAAAAAATGGATTGCTAGATGTAAGAAATTTTCTGTTAGATATTTTGATGGAGATGTCAAGCAGTTAACTTACTGCATGAAGGATGTTTACAATTGGAAGGAATGGGTTGACCTAAATAGAGAAAACCAATCAGTAGATTATACTGAGGTGATTGAAGAAGAAAACAATGTGAACCCGGAGCAGGAGTGGGCCTGCGCCGGAGGCTCATGCGAGTTAGTTTAAGGAGGCAGCTAAAATGCCATCGTCAAGAGAAGGGGAAAACAAGGGGAAATCCGCTGGCGGAGTTTTCATATACGAAGACCCCAGAACCGGAGAACTTTATCACTATGCGAGAAAAGGCATATACAGAAAGAGTGGTAGAACACTAATTTTTGTTAAACAATCTAGAGGAAGCACTATGACAGATATTATTATGCAGATGGACGAAATCATGCAGGATGGCGCCGCAGATGAGAAGGCTGGGTATCCCCCAAATTGCAACGAGGGGTACGTAGAGAAGGGCGGCAAGTGTGTACCAAAGGAAGATAAGAAAAACGGAGAGTCATCTTGATAAAGATTAAAAAGACAAGCGAAACTGCAACTATCCCAACTAAAGCCCATGACTCTGACGCGGGATGGGATCTTTACGCCGACGAGGACGTTGTTATCAATCCGAACACCCAGAGGTTAATTAGCACTGGGATTTCAATGGAGATACCTGACGGGACGGTTGGCCTAATCTGGCCTAGGTCCGGTCTGGCTGTGAAACAGGGGGTTGATGTGTTTGCCGGAGTGGTGGACTCAGGGTATCGAGGGGAAGTGAAGGTTTGCCTTTTCAACGCGGGGTCTGTTTGGGCTACTCCGATGGTTGAGATTGCAAAGGGCGACAGGATTGCACAAATCCTGTTTCAACACATACCACACTTCCATTTAGAAGAGGTGTCCGACCTAGAAGAAGCGGATAGGGGGGAAGGTGGGTTCGGAAGCAGCGGTAAATAACACCCCGTACTAAATTGAGGCTACTGCATGTATAAGAAAAGAAAAAAACAACCACCTCGTAGCAACATACAAATTCTTGAAGCTAAGACTAAGAACCAAAAAGAATACATAAGGGCTATCGTAGAGAGTCATATAATTTTGTGTGACGGCCCTTCGGGTAGCGGAAAATCCTTTTGCGCTTGCGGTATAGCGGCAGAACATCTGCACAAACACAAAATTGACCAAATTGTAATAACGAGACCGCTAGTTTGTGCTGGCAGAGATATCGGTGCCCTTCCGGGAGATATCCGTGAAAAAATTCACCCCTTCTTAGCCCCTATGGAAGAAAACCTACAATTTTTTCTTGGTAGAGATCCCTACGCCAACTATGTTAGCCAGAACAGGATAAGATATGAACCTTTGGAGGTTATGCGTGGAGCCACCTTCCATAACGCTTATATGATACTGGACGAAGCTCAGAATTGCACACTTGATCAAATCAAAATGTTTATCACCCGAATGGGACAGGGGTCGAAGATAATTATTAATGGCGACGTTGGACAAACGGATTTGAAAACCAGAAGTGGTCTAAGTACTTGTATGGGTAAGCTACAAGACATAGACGGAATACAGATTGTTCATTTAGATTTCAGTGACATCCAAAGGAATGGAATTATTGGAGCAGTTCTAATGGCTCTAGAATAGGGAAAGCCCCCAAGGTGTTAAAGACAAAAATCAAAAACGGCATGTTTGGTACAATTCTGGTCGTCACAGGATTGATATCCCTGATTGACTTATACCTTGCCGTCAAATGGGGGGAAGATCTCTATTACTACGAAAAAAATCCAATTGTCCTGAAAATGATGGAGATTAGCGGGGATTTATCTATCTTTGTTGTGGCCAAAGTGGTTGGCACTTTGCTCGCCCTGTTCTTGATGAAAAAAATATATGATCGCAGTTCAAAGTGGGGGTTTTCAGTAGGAGTACCTATTTTATTATTGCAACTTTCACTGTTATACTACCTACTTTTAGGGTGAGCCATGAACAGATATGACTACGTGTGCCAGAAATGCTCACACGAGCTTAGAGACGTTTTACAATCTATCAAAGACCCTCCCAAAAAAGAGTGTCCCAAATGTGGCAAACAGGGACTCAAAAGGGTATTATATGGTGGCCTTCTTGTTTCGGTCAAACAAGACCCCACCACCATTGGTCAGCTAGCCGACAAAAACGCTTCCAAGATGGGTAGCTACCAGAAATCAGAGATCGAGGAAAAGAAAAAGAAATCGGAACCAGCTACGGACAAGGACGCCCCGGCCACTAGGGTAGATATAAACAAGATGTCTGAAAAACAAAAACACAGATACATAATGGAGGGGAAGAAGTGAAATACGCAAATAGCTCAGACGGGGCATTGGAGACTAACCATACCGAAGAAACCTCATTCGACAGAACCGGCAATAGGATATTAAATGAAAAAGAAAAAAGCTTTGCAAAAGTAACCAGAACTACAAACAGGTCTCAGTCGTCAGAAAAGTATTCTATTAGGGTGCATGATAGCGTCCCCTATGACCCATGGGGCATGTTTGGTCACAGAGATCAGTACTTAGCTACCAAAATGAAGACCGTCTCTAGAGAGACCTTTGATTTTTACATGATATTCTTGAAGACCAGAAACTCACTTTATATGACAAAAGCGCAAAGGAGCTTTATCAATGACTAAAAAGGGGCCGCTAGGCAAGGCTGAAATGTACTATGTGGAAGGACACCTTGGGGATCATGAGGCAAAACAAATAGCGCAGGACTTGGATAGACCTGTAACAACTGTTCAAAGACACATAGACAAGTGTAAAAAAGATAACCCTAAACCCATGACGGCTGGGAGTCAGATGGCAAGGAGAGACGGCATCGTAACAATGACACAAAGCGCGTCAGAGCTATCTGACGTGGCCAGAACAAAACCCAAGCAGGGCAGACCGTCATGCACCTCAAGGATAAAGGATGAATAGCTATATAACCACTCATGATCAGTGGTTGGAGGAATATCGAAAAGACAAAAGGGCGATTTGGGTTAGGGTGCTTTTGTCGGATGGTAGAGAAATATATTTCAAGGACTACGACGTATGGAAAGACCTGAAAGAAACTTGTCAAAAAGAAGTTCTGAGTATTAAGCAGGTTAAGCTACAATACAGATCTCATGTGATAGAGGTAGACGTTAGCAGGGCAGAAGGAGTCTACTTAGTTCGTTCTGTGATGGGTCAAATAGGAGGAGATAGCAGTAATTATTATGTTATTGGACAGATCGTAGGAGACAAGGTGCTGAAAGCCTCATGGCTTACGCCTGAGTTGATACAAGAGGAAAATTTTGAAGACACACTTGACAACTGCTTTGAAGAAGCTATAATATATCAGCATGAGAAAGAAACCGACTGAAAAAAGCAAGTACAAGTCCCCGTCTACGGGTGACTACTGCACATGCGCTCAGTATATTGCCGAGATTATTTGCACTCGAATGTCAGAGAAAGACAATGAAGGCAAGCAGTCTTATAAATTTTGGAACACATCCAAATGGCAAAAAACCTACCAGTACCAAGTTGTTCTGGCTAACAGGCTTCTTAAGAAATATTCAGAAGCAGCCGTTGTCAAAGCCATTCACTCGGTAGAATGTAGACGCATGTACTCCCTCCGCTTTCCACCTCTGGAGACTATTATACAAAAGTACCAAAAAATTGTGGATAGCCAAAGACAGGCTGAGATCACCATTGAAATTAAAGAGGACGCCGCGTCTAGAAAAAGTCATGGCTATGGAAAGAAATCTGCACTACATAAATTGAGGAATCTAGATGGCAAAAAAGAAGATAACTAAATTTGAAAACGACGTAACAAGCAACACAGTAATATCGACCTATGGAGATGTTGTTCGACACGGCACAGAAGTTCTTGCCAACCTTACAAGCCTTGATATTCTTAGCGTGTCACCAGCATTAGATATAGCACTCGGAGGCGGTATACGAGAGGGAAGCTGCGTTGTAATGTCGGGAGACCCAAAAACTGGCAAAACGACAACCGCCCTTCACTTTGCTGGAAAATGCCAACAGCTTGGAAAGAAGGTGATTTATGTAAACACCGAGGGGCGACTAGCAATCCAAAACTTTGAGGGAATTAAATCTCTTAACGCCGAAACAATCATAGTAGTAGAATCTACAGACGATAGAGTATTGTCGGCAGAGGACTACTTGAATATCATCGAGTATTATATTAATAACGATCCCGAATGTGTAATCGTAGTTGACTCTATCTCCAGCATGGTCCCCAAGGATGAACTTGAGGGGCTAATTAGGACTGGCGTGAGAAACGCTTTGCCTAGACTGTTATCCATGTTCCTTAAGCGTATTGGTGGTCAAGTCACAAAGAATAAAACTGTTGCCTTGTTTATTCTTCATAACATCGCCAACACCGGAGGTAGCAAGTGGTCGCCAGCAAAGATGACCGATGGTGGAAATATGATTCAATACCAAGCGGGAACAAATATTGCTATCACACACAGGGGCAGATGGCAAGTTCCCAAGGATACCGGCCCTCATATTGGACAAGTTGCAAACTGGAAGGTTTTAACATCAAATGCTGGCGGCACACCAAACTCAACGGCAGAAGGCTGGATCAGATACGGCATAGGCGTGGACGAAACTCAAGAAATAATTCAGATAGCTTGTGAGTTCAGGCTTGTAAAAGCGGCTGGAGCATGGTATACTATAGACTGTGCTTTACGTGAAAAGGGCCACCCGTCTGTGGCAGAGGTCTTGAAAAATAATAATATCGACGCAGAAAATGATGACGAGGTAGAGAAGTTCTTCAAGTTTCAAGGTATCAATAATCTCTCTGAATTTTTAAACGACAATCCGTCTATAACCGAGCTTATATACAAGAATCTCAAGGAGCTATTTTGAAAGCTCTTGGATTTAATGGCCGAGAATATGTTTGGAATCTCAGCAAATATGATGTTTACGAAAATGACAAGCGTAAGCGATCTAAAAATCATTTACGTGCCAGAAAGGTGCTGAAGGACATATATGGTGGAAACTATAGAATACTGGAAGAAGTCAAGATGCCCGGCAGCACTTTGCCGCACAGAAAGTCTGTTCTATATCTGGACTTTTTTATACCTGTTGTCATGGTGGGGGTAGAAGTACACGGCCAGCAACATTACGAATACACCCCCTTTTTCCACAGGAACAAAGCGGCTTTTTTAAAGTCTCAGACCCGAGATGAAGAAAAATTGCGATGGTGTGAACTCAATAACATTGAATTAATAATACTAAATCATTCGGATAGTGACAATGAATGGCGAAAACAATTGCGGGGCTGCTGAAAGATTAGCTGCCCACTTAGAGCAGGTAGAAAACTACGTAGACTTATCAAACGTTAGGTTTGCAGAATTCAACGAAGAGTTTTTAGAATCTTCGAACATGTCAAAATCACGCATCGGCAAACTTACGCAACAGGAGTTATTCGATAACGCCTACGTTCTATACGGATATTCATCCTACATACAGGATGAAATAAACAAAAATAAGATTGCGTTAAACTGGTGTGATGATCAAATAGAGAAACTGGTTGTGGACAATCTTCAAAATTTTGACCAATACACCAAACACGAAGTCAAAAAACAGAGTATAATAAGAGAGAACAGTTACGCCTCCAAAGTGGATCAGATGAGGTCTATCGCTGAAGCTAGGCTTCAATCGCTTGAGGGCAAAGTTTATGAGCTTAAACGTAAGGGAGACATCCTTCTAGAAAAAGGGAAGAGGTTATGAACATAGACAAACTACTTGCCAGCCTGACCGAGGAGCAAAAAAGGGAGCTTCAGGAAGCGTTAGACTGGGAAAACGAAGGAGGCTCGGTAGCCGATAAAGAATCCGATTCCAACTCCCCAGAGGTTGGGGAAGATTTTATTGTTAAAGACAGAAAGGCTAATCATGACAAGAGGAGGTCACAAGTGAAGGGTTTTAAGAATGAGTGGCAAGACACGGGGGAATTTAGAGACCCCGACTATGACGATACTCATCTAGAAAAGACTCCACGTCGGCGTTCAGCGCCAAAAAAGGTCCGCATGGATTGCCATGTGTGTGGAAAGTCATTCAGAGTCAACAAGGGTTCGACCTGCGGGGAGTATATTAGGTGCAACAAATGCACTGGAAGGTGAAATTGAATGAGTTCGAAACTATTGGACGTGGGAGCGGAGAGAGCAGTTCTCGCTGGTCTATTCCAGTATGGTGTAGATGCCTATGTTGAAATATCTGACATAATTGACCATAACACTTTTGGTAATTCCAATAATCAAATATTGTACAAGTGCGCTGCTAGGGTAGTAGAAAGCAATTCTCAGGTTGACTTACCGTCTATATTATCCGCAGCCTCCCAGCTAAATTTTTCTGAGATTGTCAATAGCAAACAGGAGCTTCAATACATAAAATCCCTGTTTGATTTTCCCGTCAAGAAGGAGAACGTTCTTAATTTTGCTGTTCAGATTAAAAAATTTGAATTTGCCAGACAGATAAAAACCCTAGCTGGAAAGATAGGGAGTGATATTGAAAAAATCGACGGATCAGAATCTATAGACGAGATCATATCCAAGGTCGAAAACCCCGTAATGGACTTCTTAAGAGAGGAAGAGTGCGGCGAGAAGCCAGAAGACATTGGCTCGGATATCGAAGAATATGTTAATTTCTTAAAAGAAAACCAGTGCGATATAGTGGGTATTCCCACCGGCTTTCCTAGATTTGACCTTGCTATCGGAGGAGGTTTGCGAAAAAAGTGTGTGGATCTTGTTGCCGCCAGACCGAAAGTTGGTAAAAGCGTATTTGCTGACAATGTGGCCATGAAGATTGCGTCTCAAGGCATTCCTGTGCTTATGCTAGATACGGAAATGTCCAAAGAAGATCATTTAAACAGGATTATAGCCAACCTTAGCGGAATCCCCATCAACGATGTAGCAACCGGTAAATTCGCAGATGATGAGGAAAAACTAAGCTCTGTAGAAGACGCTATGAAAATTATAGAGTCTATCCCGTATAGCTACGTATCGGTGGCTGGGAGACCCTTTGAGCAAGTGGTGAACATCATCAAAAGATGGATCATGCAAAACGTGGGAAGGGATGAGTACGGGAATACTAACGAGTGCGCAGTCATATATGATTATCTTAAGCTGATGTCTTCTGACTCAATTACCTACAACATTCAGGAATACCAAGCGTTGGGTTTTCAGATCACCACTCTACACAACCTGTGTGTTAAATACGACTTTCCCTGCCTGTCTTTCGTGCAGCTTAACAGGGATGGCATAACCAAAGAAAGCACAGACACAGTAAGTGGATCAGACAGGCTTATTTGGCTATGTACTTCGTTTTCTATCTTTAAGAAAAAGTCTCCTGAAGAACTAGCAGAAGACGGCCTGAAGGCTGGAAACAGGAAGCTGGTCCCCGTAGTTGCTCGCCACGGGGCGGGGCTTGACGACGGAGATTACGTTAACATGAACATGCTAGGAGAATATGCCAAACTAATTGAATTAAGAACGAGGAATGAGTTTAAAACGCAGCCAGTTGGAGACACGGGGCTGATAAACAATGACGACCTAAGAGACATTGCCGATGATGGACTTGAAGAAAATCAAGAAACTGTTGTTTGACAACCTTGAATTATTGTTGAGCAGCTTGAAAATTGAATATGAGATGATCGGAGACAACGTGTACTCTACTTGTCCTGTCCATGAAGATAGTGACAACGCTAGGGCGTTTTCTCTATCCATTGACAAGCAAATGTGGAGATGCTGGACAAGGGACTGCCAGCAAGAATACGGAAACGACATTTTTGGCCTAGTAAAAGGAGTGCTGTCGCAAAGAGAGGGGAGGGAAATAAATTTTGGGGAATCCCTTAGATGGGTTTGCAAAATTCTCAATATAGATAACAAGCTTGTCTCTGTGGAGAAAGAGGAGGAGCCAGATGATTTTGTAAAACTTGTTCATGTGTTTTCCCAAGCTCCCGAGTTTATTCAACGCCCAACCAAAACATGTTATCAATTACAGAACCCTTCAGATTACTTTATAGGCAGAGGGTTTTCAGAAGGAACCTTACTCCATTTTGGAATAGGGGATTGTCTAGACAAAACATCTTCGATGTACCAAAGGGCTGTGATACCAATTCATGACGACAAAGGAGATAATATAGTAGCCCATATAGGTAGGTCAATAAAAGAATACAGAATCCCTAAATTTTTATTCACCAAGGGTTTTGATAAGCGCCATTACCTATACAATTATCATAGGGCTATTGACAAAGCTTCCGAAAAATCGTGCCTATTCCTTACGGAGGGGCAGGGAGACGTGTGGAAACTATTTGAAGCCGGGGTAGAGAACTCAGTTAGCATTTTTGGTAAAACGTTAAGCTTGCAACAGCAGGACAAAATCCAAAGCAGCAAGATAACCAACCTGATTGTGCTTACAGATAACGATCAAGCTGGACGAGAATCGAAAGTAGTCTTACAGAGGCAACTCGGAAGGATGTTTAAATTAACATTTCCTAAGTGGTCTAGAAAAGACGTGGGAGACATGGATGTTGACCAAGTAAAGCAAATGATATTATCTCAAGTAAGAGGAACGTTTTGATGAAAGTTATTGGCATATCTGGAAAGAAGCAATCTGGCAAAAACACCATGGCTAACTACATCCATGGTCGAACACTTAAAAGCGCCTCCATGGTAATGGATTTCGGTATCAACAATAAAGGCGAGCTATCTATATTTACCACCAATTCTCACGGGGAAGAGGGCTGGGGAATATTTGATGTCTCAAGAAAAGATTATGAGTTTGTCCAATACGCAGAACGGGAACTGTGGCCGTATGTTAAATTATATAGCTTTGCAGATGGTCTTAAAAGGCTCTGCATAGAATTCTTTGGACTCACACCCGAGCAGGTGTATGGTACAGACGAGCATAAAAACACATCAACCAACATTCTGTGGAAGGACATGCCGTTTGATGCAGAATCCCGCTGGATGATAAACAAGGGGGCTTCTAACTACATGACGGCCAGAGAGTTCATGCAATATTTTGGCACAGATATAATGCGTAAAATTTATACGTCGGTCCACACAGACTACACGACGGACTCCATCCTTAACGAGCAATCAAAGCTTGCCATAGTTGCCGACGTTAGGTTTCCAAACGAGGTGGAGGCGATAAAAAACATTGGTGGGAAGGTAGTCAGGTTGAATAGAAACAACCACGGGGATAACCACGGGAGCGAGACCGCTCTAGACGAAGAGAACTACGACTGGGAAAATTTCGACATTGTAATAGACAACGCATCTTGCAATATAGAGGACTTCTGCTCAAAAATAGATAACGCGATGGCTTATTTCGTATAATTTTTGTGAGGAACGCATGCTAGTTACTTATATCCGAAGCTCCAGCTATAACAATTATTCATTCTGTCAGATGCAATATTTCTTGACATATGTGCTTGGCTATCAACCTGATAGTGGCAAGAAGGCTGAGCTTGGAACCATAGTTCATAAAACACTGGAAGTGCTATCTGCTGTTAAAAAGTTTTGGCAGGACAACCCTAAAAGGAAGTACTTACGGGTGGAAGATGACGCTCTGGGAGAAGTGAAGGTTCATGTATCTAAATTCATGGGAGAATCATTCATAGAGGAGATGTCCAACAGATCCTTTGACTATTATACTAAACCGTCTAAAAATAGCTTTACGTCAGGTGATAAAAAAAAATGTTTAAGCTTGGCTTGGGATGCCCTAAATTATAATAATGGACAGTTTGACCCACGCACACGTAACGTAATTGCTTCTGAACCTCATTTTGACCTTCTGATAGAAGAAGACTGGGCTAAATATGAGTACGAACTACCAAACGGAGAGACTGTTTCTGGAAATCTTGCGATAAAAGGAACAATAGACCTTGTAACCGAGACAGAAAATGGTATAATAGAGGTAGTGGATTGGAAAACCGGAAGAAGATTAGACTGGGTTACTGGGGAAGAAAAAACCTATGAAAAGTTAATGGTAGACCCCCAGTTGCTACTATACAACTACGCTATCTCTAAGACATTTCCAGAATATGATCAGTCAATAATGTCTATTTTTTACATTAAGGATGGTGGTCCATTCTCGATGTGCTTTGACAAAAAGGATGAGGGCAAATTTCTAGGGATGCTTAAGGAAACATTTCAGTCCATAAAGGATAATAATAGTCCCAAGCCGTTATCCAAGGACAGAAACCACTGGAAATGTACTAAACTGTGCCATTATTTTAAAAATAATTGGCCGGGAACAGATCAAAACATGTGTATATATGTAGAGAAGCACCTTAATAAGTGTGGAATGGAGAAGACTGTGGCAGAATGCACAAGGGAGGGATTTGATATAGGATACTACGAGGCACCGGGCTAATACTAAACAGAATTTTAGGAGGGAGTTATGTTGGACTTGAGTTTTAACAGGCGTGATTTTCTAAGAGTCGGTGGTCTTGGTGCGGGGTTGGGGGTTCTCCCCTTTTCTGACATAGCCTTTGCTGAAGAAGAATTTGTTCTTCCCAGTGATAAATCGGTAGTCTGGCTTTGGCTAGGCGGTGGACCAACTCAGTTTGAGACGTTCCACGCCCCAACTGACACGGTTCCAGACACACACAGGCCAGTCACAGGAACAGTGACACATAGTAACGGCCTTGCTTTTGGCGGCTTGTTCAAAGAGCTAATCAAGCAGGGGGACCACCTTACTGCCGTAAACTCTTTCTCTCACGGAGACTCTTCTCACAGACAGGCCACCCACTGGATGATGACCGGCCACCGTAACCCAAAGAGAGACGGCTCTGCCGATTCTGAATATCCGGGCCACGGAGCTATCGCATCATCCGTGTTTGGCTCCAATCACCCCACTAACGGCATGCCAGCCTATGTCAAGCAGGGTAAGATTGAAGGTGAGCAGCCAACGTTCTTGGGTGGGGCGCACAAGCCTTTTGATCCATCCAATAAAGACAACCTTATACCAAGAGTTCCTGTCAGCCGTTTTGCAGAGAGAAAAGAATTGCTAGGCGCTCTAGACAGAGTGGACAAGGTTCGTTCCAGAGAGGCAGATTCATTCGCCAAGATTGGCGATACTGCATATAATGTTATCCTTGGCAATGCGAAGGACGCATTTGATCTCGACAAAGAACCTGAAGCTATGCGAGAAATGTATGGCAAGGGTGGAATTGGCGACCAAATGTTGCTGGCTCGTAGGCTTGCTCAGTTTGGCACTAAGTTTGTTACGGTTCACTACGGCGGTTGGGATATGCATGGTAATATCAAGAAGGCTCTAGAGGGAAAGGTTCCCCCGCTTGACAAGGCTCTTGCCGCCTTTGTAAGAGACATCCACCAAAGTGGCATGTCTGACAACACCCTGCTTGTAGTTACTGGAGAATTTGGCAGGA